GCCGCCCCCGCGAAGGCGCTTGCGTCGTTCCGCCTGCCTTGCGGCAATTGTGGACGGAAGCAGCTCAAACTGCTCCGTCCACTCAGGTATTCGTGGTTGCAAGAACTCAGGGAATGTCGGCGCGGGAATTCTTGCCGCTTGCCGCGCCGCTCCTGTCAGAGCAGGCAACGGGACTCCGGGGAACAGATCCACCAAGCTTGGCCCTCCTTCCACGCCGCCAAAGGCAGAACGGAACGCTTCAGGATCAACAGATGGGACTCCCGCTGTCCTGAATTCTTCAAGAAATCCGGGCAGCGGGCCTCCTTCTGATCTCAGGAAACGCAGGAAATCGAGGTCTTCTCCGGCAATATCAGCGAGTTCTCTGGATAACTCAAGACCAGTTGGCAGTTCCGCAAACTGCTCTTGGAACCTGGGAACTCCGAACGGCGCCGGAGGGGGGCGAGATATGTCAAAGCGCTGAAACTGCGTCGCTTCCATTTCAGCTAGAGAGACTTCAGGAATGCCCAAGCTCACTGGAGGCACTTTTAGATCTGGGTACCCTGGCATTCCAGGAAGGGATGGAGGCCCAGTAGAGAGGGGAGACGGCCCGAACGCCTCGGCAAGAGGGGCGAGTTGCCCCAGAGGGTTAATGCCATGCGTTCCCATAAGATCCGTAAGCGCCTTCTCGGGCGATATTGATCCGCCAGTCTGCTCGACGCGCAGGCGAACATTCCTCTCAATCTGTTTCACCGCGTCGGGCGCCATTCCTGCAAGCCCGGGGCCAAGGAAGTCTGGAACGAGCGTTCCCAACTGACCTGCGGCCTTGAGGTTAGCGGCCATTTCCTGCTCTCGCTGGAATCTCTCAGCGAGCATTTGCAGTCCTGCCTTGGGTTCCGGAGTGATTCCAGGCGCCACCGCTCCCGTCACCGCTGGAAGATCCAACCCTGAGATAAATCCCGCAACAAGATCGCGCCCAGACGGAGGCATGAATTCTTGCTCTCTGCTCTGGTTATAAACAGACAGAATCTGCGAAGCCCAATTATTAATTACATCTTCCCCCACCTGAGTTCCGGGGCCAAGACCGATATCGGGGTCTTCCAGAAGATCCTTCACGAGTTTTCGAGCGGCGTGAATATCCTTTACTTCATTCTGTCGTGCCTTGATTTCTTCTTGGCGTTCGTCAAATTCTTCCTGGGCATTGACAACCTGTTCTTCTTGAAGCTGCGCCTGTTCCTGCGCTCGCCATATTGTCTCAAGGAACGGGGCCACTGAAGACAGAATCTCTTCAACGGGCCTGTCCTGTCCCACCACCATGCTTGTGAACAGGTTTATAGTGTCCTGGTCGGTTATCTCTTTGCCGCCAAGCTGTTTGCGGAAGAAGTCCTTGACGGCGGTCTCAGCCTTTGCGAAGGTGTCCACCTTCGCGGCAAGAGCCGCTGACGCTTTCGCTTCCTCTTCTGTCAATGCAGGCAAGAGCAGGTTCTTGTCAAACACGGGGAGTATCGTCTCACCGCGAGCGACGCTGGCGAGATCGTCGTTTTCAGTCTCCAATGCTTTTGACAGAATCACGCCAAAATCACCAGGAGTGGAGCGAGGCGGCAATGCCTTTATGGCCCTATCGGAAACCCATGAGGTGAGTATTGGCTGGAAGGCTTGCGCGAACTCAACGTCGGCTTCAGACTGGTTATCAATGCCTCTGAGGGCCAGCGCCTGCCCCGGGGTTATGCGATTAGCGCGCTCAAGAGCAGTGATCGCGTCTCCGATCTTGTCCGCGTCTGTGGGAGCGTCCGGGTAGATCGCCAGATTATTTTCTTCATATCCGTTGAGGTATATCTGCATCCGGCGATCCATGTTGCTGGACGCATACCGTCTTCCTTCAGGAAACACGGCCTGTCCGGTGTCGCCCATGCCTGTGAACAGGTTGCTGGCGACAAAGAACCGCATGTCCTGAAACAGTTCGCGAGGGAAATCTTCGCCTGCGAACTGCGCTGCGAAGTTCAAGGCGATATCGTCTATGACCTGACTGGCTTTCTTTTCGTCAAAGGGATGGACTGCCTGTCCAATCTCAGGCGACAACCCGAAGAAGGTCGCCAGAGCGGGAGGGGCGCCTGGCATCAATGCCAAAGCGGCGATATCCACCTGGTCGGGGTCGATGTTCTGTCGGATGGCGACCTTCTGAATTTCCTGCTGTAGGGAGGCAATCACCATAGGGTCAAGGGCCTGCTGGGTGATAACCTGAATACGGCGAAGGTTGTTCAGTGCGTCAGCGATGCGCTGGAGATCAGCGTTAGAAATAGGAGGGGCCATGAGTTACCTCTTGGTCATTCCTCGACGTATGGACGCCAAATCGAGGCCTTTATCACGGTATATTTTCTTGAGAGGATTTGGCCTGTTATCAGTAGCCTGTTGCTGAAACTGCTCAACCTGCTGCTGGTACATCTGTTGCGCCTGCCTGAGCGGATCGTTCACCAGGTCAATTGAGTCTTTCTTGATTGCCATTTAAGCCCTCACTGTCTGGCCGGAAGGAAGGCCTTGCGCTCTTCCGGGCGCGCCTCCCAGCGCGGCCCCTAGCTGGTCGAGTCCTCCCAGGTTCTGCGGAAACACGGAAGGCGTTCCCTGATTGCTGGCGACTCTCGCCTGCTGGTTAGATCTCTCGCCCGGCCTCTGGAGTTGACTCTGGCCCGGCAGGAATTGGTTTCCCAGTTGCCCGCCTCCGAGAGCCTGCGACGCCGCCTGCGCTCTCTGCTGTCCAAGATTGAGATTCTGCGCCACCTGAGCGGCCTGTTCGGGTCGAGCAAGCTCAAGCAATTTCTCTGCCGCAAGTTGGTTCTGCTCCTCAAGCGGATTGGTGACGCCGCTTCTTCGCATCGCTTCGTACTGAGATATGATGCCGTTGCCGCCGTTCCAGAGGCGAAGGGCAAGCAGAGCCTCCCTCTCCCGCTCCTCCGGGGCCTCGGCCTTGAGAACAACGCTGTTCTCGAAGAAGTTCTTGATATCGTCAGGCTCAATGGACTGGTCGAAGTTATGAACAGTTGTTCTCGCGTGAACCGTCACCTTCCCCATAGCCTTGTTCTTGACCAGTTTGAGGAAGTTCTGGTTGGCGATCTCCATAGCTCTCGCCATAGCGTCTGCGTACTTGCCGAACGTCAATCTTCCAGTCCCGGCCAAGACAGAAATGGCGAATCCCGTAGAAACTCCAGATGGACGCAATCCTCTCACCACATTGGGAAAGGTCGCCTCCTCAATCATCGTCTGCACGTTGGCAAGTTGCTGAAGTATCTCCTGCGGGGGTTGAACAAGCGGGGAGGCGGCGACCTCAACGCCGGGAAGGACTATGTTCTTGCTGGCGAACAGTTCATACCGCTCCGCCGTCGTTTCCGCCGCGTTGGGCGGGCCTGCGAAGTCGATAGTCCGCCAGGCGTGCTGCCTGAGAATCGCCTCGTACTGGGTGATGAGCCGCGCCTCAGCGTCCAGGAGGTTATGCACGGGCCTGAGAATGCCCTCGTACCTGCGGTCAGGCGGCCCAACGTTGAAACTCATGGTGGTTCCAGGCTCAATCGGCACGTAGGGCATGAACCCGTACCCATGCTCGAAAGGCCCCCAGATGAGTTGCTCGTCAATGAATCTCATGTGCCAGGTGTCGTCCCAGTACTCCATGAAGGTGGCGGTGTCGCCGTTATGAAGGGGAATCCATTCCGGGTAAAGGCGTTGAATATCGTAGACGTTCGCCTCGTAATACTCGATTGCCCACTTGGGGCCAGTCCGAGCCACGTCCCAGAGGAGGTTCTGCGGATTCACCACGTCCACCACGAAGGGGAACGCTATATTGCGCTCCTCCAGGTGGTCGGCCAGCGCGTCCTTGTAGTCCTCGATGTTGTCGAAGTCTTCCTCAAGGGGCGCGTCGGGCCATTTATCCCCGTCCCACCAGGTCTTCAGCCATCCGACTCCGTAGGCGGCTTCATGCTTGACCGCGTTTCGTTTCGTTGCGTCGTCAATATGAAGCCAGATTCCCTGGAGGAACTTCTGAATGCGCTCTGCGCGCGCTTTGGCTCGTGGGCTGGGTTCCGGAACAAAGATAGAAGGATTCGCTGTGTCAACGTGGTCTGCCAGGGTGGACACAATGGCGTGCGCTGTGGCGGGCCGGATTTCGTCAATGGGCATATCGTCAGGGACTGGGATGACTCTGTCTCCGTCGATGTGTTCATCCTCGAACGCGCTCCTTCCTCTGAAGGCCTCGAAATACTGGCGGTAGTTCTGGAACAGGTCCATCACCATCTGCTCAGACGGCGCCTGCGGGTGCGTGACGTTGTCTCCCGCGACTACCTGATTCCCCGTTGCGAAGTCAATCAGAACCATTGTTTAACCTTTAATGATTTGCAGGCTTCACAATTGGCGTCGAAGTACGCCTTCGTTGCCTGCTCACGCAGCATGGAGAGCGCAAAACCTGATTGTTGGAACGGAGGATTCATTGCTTCAAAATCCATTCCAAGCGCTTTAATGACCTGCACTTGTGTATCCTTAAGAGTCATAGAACCACTCCAGCCTTGTCCCAGCGTTCCTGCGTCTTTCTTCGACGCCTTTCTGCCATTCTACTGTTAGCGCTCCCCTTTTGCCAACCGCCCGACTCAATTTCCTTCATAGTGGGCATGTATCTACCAGTGCCTTTGCTCCTGCCGATTCGCGCGGGACCAGCGGGGATGGACTCGTTACAACCTCTAAGGGCCAAGGCCAGGGCGAAGACCTCGTCGTCATGCTCCCCCGGAGGGGCCTGCGCCTTGTAGATTCCGTTGCTCATGCGGATGTTCTGAAACGCTCGCAACTGCCTAATCATCAAAGGCACCTGCGGTATCGCGATTGTGCTTCTCTCGAACGCGAGTTGCAAATTCGACAGCAACTCGATCCGTATATTCGCGAGAATAGTCACAGGCTCAACGGGAAGATTCAACTCCATCAGGTCCTGGGACATCGGAAGCCCCATTCCTGTCGCGTCCGTCATGAGCCGTTGCAGACCCCATTTTGTGTTTAAGTTAGCTATGGAGTCTCGGACTTGAGGCCAAGGAGTTGAGTCCCAAAACTGGTGAAAGACGACTTTACGAGCATCTGCGTCCATGATAGTGAGTACGGTAAAGTCTCTTGCGACTCCGAGGTCAAGTCCTCCCACGTAGGACTTTCCAGGAAGCGGTTCTTCAAGAAGGTTTCCTGAAATGCAGCCCTGGATGTTTTGGAAGAATCCTGCGCTGTCACTTCTCTTCGCAAGGTACATTCTGTCCCATTGTGCCTGGGTGAGGAATTCTCTGTCATTCTCTACCTCTTCTTTCTCTTCTTCTGAGAGAACGGGATTCTGGTACACAGTGTAGTGAAAGTATGCGTGCCCCTTGTTCTCTCTCCTCTGGGCCGCGTCACAACCGCGAGAGAACCAATGCTCCGGATAAAGAGCGGGAATCCCCTCGTAGATGGCCCTTCCGAGCCTGCCGGGGCTTCTGAGCGCGGGACGGAGTTTTGCCGTCGCGACCTCGCTCACGTCCTGGCTCTCCGTCACCCAGAGGAAGTCCAGCCCGACAGTCTGGAGCGCGTCGGGGTTGTCCGCCGTCTTGAGTTCAATCATTCCCCAGATGTCGTCCGTTGGCCCGTTCAGAATGATCTGCCTATCGGCAATCCTTGTCTCTCTAATAACGTCTCTGGGAAGGAGGGAAATGAGGTCGTTCCATGCCTGCGTTCCCTGAACGTACGACGGGGCCACCACCCAGGCGTGAAAGCCTGACGGAACCAGCGCGTACTTGTTGATCTCGCTTATGGGGCGGCGAAGGCTCTCTTGATATACCATCTGAAGCTCGCCCACGGCTCCGCGACTCTTCCCCCAGCGGCGAGCCGCCTCAACCCACTTCTCCTTGGCGTTCCAGGCGTGCAATTCCGCCTGCCCAACGTGGGGGCGATACAGTCGATCAAGAGTAGTCATACGTGAATCTTTGGGCAATGAAGAATGAAGTCGCCAATTTCAAGTTCTTCATTTTGTTCAAGTTGCCATCTGGAACGCCACTAACAGGCATGTAAAGAATGTGGAGTGTATCGCCGTTTCGGTCTACCTTTATGACCTTCACGTTGCTATCCCGTTGGCGATGTTCTCGGCGGCATCCGGCTCTCTTGGAACGCCACCCTTCCCCTGGAGGTACTTGGCCCAGGTCTGGTTGTACTTCCAGTTGTCGTCCTCGTCGAATATCTTGACATACCAGACACCGTCCCTCTCAACGCAGTTGCCACAGAGGACTGGCGGACGCCCGTGAGGGCACTGATCTGTCTCCGGGTTATAGTCCTTCACCCAGGGGGGCGTCCTGCGGTCCTCCGGAACTTCAAACATCCCGTTCATATCGTCAGGGTTGACCGCGTTAACAGTCGTCTTCCCCTTCGTTCTTGGATCTCTGGTCGGCGCTTTCTCTTCCCCGAGGATATTATCGTCAACCTTGAGGACAACTTGGATAACGTCCAGCATGGCCTTCAGTCCAGGCGGAGGATCGTCCTCTATCTTCTTCAATGTCAAATAACGATGCAGTTTCGCCAGGGCCATCTTCTTAAGGCCCTTCGGCTCAATGCGAGACGGGTTGATCGCCCTTTCCTTGACGAACTGGACCGCGTCGTCGAACAGCCTGTCATTCTGCCGATTGCGCGAAAGCCAGGCGCGATCATGGTTTGTCGCCTGCAACGCGGCCTGATGAGTGGAGAGGTTCGCCCTCATAACAAGAAATTCCCGCTGGAACTCACTGAATCGGTCCCAACCGGGAATCTCCTCCAAGATAGGCTTCTCCCTGTTATCCACCAACCCGGGATGCTGTTCGTCCTTAGCTCTCTTGCCTCTGGGTGTCATTCGTCATCCTCGGATGTCCGCCGTAACGGTGTTGTCAACCCAAACGCCTTTCTAAATTGAGGGCATCGGCGAATCATCTCCCAGACGCGCCCTTCCCTGACTTCCTTCTCTGAATAGGAGACTCTGCCTGTCCAGCGAGTATCGAGAGAGGACTTCCAGTATCTCATGTCAGTTCAAACTCACATAAATCAGAAAGACGGGACTCCCGAAACGCCTGAGAAAGAACCACTCCCGACGCATCAACGCCCGATCCGCCTCAGAAACGAAACTCGGCTTGTAATCCTCTCGATCCATCATTGAATCAACTCGATCTCGTCAGGATAAAAACCAGATTGCCTTCGACAACTATCCCAAACGACTACCACAGGATACTCGCCCAACTTGGCTGACTCTATGATCGAACGAACCACCCCCTCATCCCCAACCTGAGAGCCTCCAGGATAAGGCTCCTTCACAACTCGAACTCGATCACCCTTCTTAAAGTCGACCATTCGTCACTCCAATGTTACCAAGAACCCGCATCCCGCCACTGGTGTAGCAACATGGTAACACAACGACCTTTCGACGCCATCCAGGCGGTCACTGATATATGTCTAAACAGGCGTCTATGCATCCTGAAGCCGTCCTACGTAGTCTTGAAGGGCTGACACGGATATGCGGCGGCTCCTGCCTATCGTCACGGAAGCAATCACTCCCGCCTGTAGAAGCTGGTAGAAGTGGGACCGACTTATCGAAAGCCTTTGGGCTGCCTCGGTCACCGTTAGCAACATCTGGTCTGACATTTCATCTCCTCTCGGTTTTTGATTCCGCCGGTACGTAAATGGACACCTACGGTCATGATACCGTGGTCATGATACCGTATAATAGGATTGCCAAATACGGTCATTAGGGCTATTTCATAGGGCTATTATGATTGTCTTTGTAAAAGTTCACAGTCGTTGTCCCACTGCCGCTCTTGTCTGTAACCTGCATCAGATACTCCAAAATACTGCGTAATTATTTGAGGCTACTAATATGCCATTATAGGGGGGCGCCTACCTCAACCGGCTCGCGCTCCTGCCTCGCGCTCCTGCCTCGCGCGCGCGCACGCGCGCGTTCCTCTTACTGCCTCGCGTGTGCGTGCGTGCGTGTGCGTGCGTTCCGCTACTGCTACTGCTACTGCTGGCACGCTTGGCACGCGCTCCTCTATACTCTACATCAGGCCCATGAGGGTACGGGCCTGATGCTCACTGAGGCATCAGGTGGCGCACTGAGGCATCGGTGCCTGATGAAACCACAAC